CGCGGTGTTTACGAAACCTACGTTCGTAGCAAATAGTGACATCTTGATAGAAGCGTCACGCAAGTTCATTTCTGTTTCTGATAGGGCTTTTGTCTGAGCATTAGTACCGTCAACGTTTGCTTTCATGCCCTTACGAACTTTATCAACGTCACTTGCCATGTAACGAGCAGATGTAGCAAAGTCTCTGTTTTTGCCTAAGCCTTGTAGAGTAACGTTAGCATCACCCGCATACTGAGCAACGCCACGTAAGTTTTTATAACTTTTACCGGCCGCATCTTTTAGATTATTCAAACCAGTTAGAACATCATTCATGTTAGGGTTTGACTTGCCCAACATCTTTCTAACTTCTACGATAGCTTGACCACCAGTTTGTTGAACCAATGTTCTTGCCGCATCAGTAGTAGCAACACCACCTGCCGCAACTAAATCTCTGAAGCCTTGCGCTAACTCAGGCGAAGATTGCTGAATCATGGCATTCATGTCATGAAGGGCTTCTTGCTGTTCTTTGTTTAGTGCGTCTAGTCTTGAGCGGAAACGAGTTTCACTCATTGCCTGATCACGGGCGGCTTGCATGTCTTTAGTTTGCATGCCCGTCAACTTGCTTAGAGTTGTTAGCTTCTCAATGTATTCTTGTGTGTTTGAGGACAAGTTTCGCTGGTTCTGACGACCCATGCGACCTTCTTGCTCCATGTACTTCAACTGCATTTCACTAAATTCAGTAGCACTTACACCTAACGCATTGAAGTCTCTGCGAACGTTTTCTAAGTCACGTGATACTTGTTGATATGCTTTAGTACCGCCTGATACAGTGCCAGACCAGTTTGATAGGGCTTTTGATGATGGCTTTAGTGTCTTGCTTAGTTCGTTGAATGTTAGACCTGTATTGAAAACAATGTCTTTTGTGTGTTCAAAACTGTCAGCGATACCAACGTTAGCAATGTCCTTGTATGCTGTCCAGCTTTGCTGATACTGGTCGATCATCATCTTAGTAACATCGCCAGCGGCTTCGCCAAGTGCTTTTAGTGCACCACCTAAAACAGGAATAGCGCCTGCTAGACCACTAACAACTTTTGTAGCAACATCAACTACATTATTGAGAACTGAGAATGAACCGCCGCCGTCCTTTATGCTCTTCATCATACCGGTCATACCGGTAGTGACCTTTGACGTAGCATTGTACATCTTATTGAACTCATCATCAAGACGTTTTTGAGTTTCGTTTAGTTCTGCCTGTATTCGAGCCTGACGCTTTGCCTCTGTCTCTACGCCAGATGAACCATTATGAAGCGTCTGGACAAACGCTTCCATAGCTTCTTGTAATCGTTGTGCATCAATATTATCAGACATAGTTTTTGGACTCTAAATAGGGTATTGTATTTATTCGTTCAAAATACCCATTTTTCAAAGGATCACTATGTCTAACAACCCACTAAAGCAGTATTTCCGCACTCCATCACTGTATTTCAAGCTACCATCCGGAGGCAAACACTATGGTGCTGAAGTTGTAGAAGTTCCGGAAAATGACGAGTTAGCAGTCTATCCAATGACCAACTTAGATGAGATTGCTATCAGAACTCCAGACGCCCTGTTCAACGGCGATGCTGTAGTCAGAGTTATCAAAAACTGCATACCAGCAATCAAAAATCCATGGCATCTAAACAATATTGACGTTGAGGCTGTTATTATTGCTATCAGAGCGGCCAGTATTGAGGGAGACTATGAGATGGAAAGCGACTGCCCATCTTGTAAAGAAGACGGCAAATATGGCATCAATCTAACTGCGCTACTAATGGAAAAGAAAGACATTGACTATTCAAAGCGTCTAACTGTTGGACCGCTAGAGATTAAGTTTCGCCCTCTTACATATGCTGAAATCAACAGAAACAGTATCAAGCAGTTTGAAGTTCAACGTATTATTGCTACATTAGATTCTGTCGAGGGCGAAGAACAAAAGAAAAAGATGCTTGAAGACGGCATCAACAAAATGAACGACTTGACCAATGATATTGTTACTCAGTGTATTGACTATATCAAGACGCCAGAAACTATGGTCAATGACAAACAATTCATCAAAGAGTTTCTTGTAAACTGTGATAGCAAATCCCTAAAGGCTATCAGAGAATATAGTGCGCAGTTGCGTGAACAAAATGACACTAAGCCTATCTCAATCAAGTGTGTCAACTGCGGTCACGATTACAAGCAACCACTACAACTAAATTTCACTGATTTTTTCGCCTAAGACTTCTCTACATGACTATGGACCAAGTTGAGAAGTTGACCAAGGAAATGGTCCAAAGCATATATAACATCCGCAAGAATGTTATTCAATTAACTTGGTATATGCGTGGTGGTGTTAGCTATTCCGATGCCATGAACATGACTAATGAAGAAATCAAAGCCATCAATGAGATAATCGATGGCAACATGGAAACTACTAAGAAGACGAAACTTCCTTTCTTTTAATCCTCTCATTTGAAGAGGAACTCCACTTCGTTCCGTTCCGTCTTATCATTGGCTCTTTCAGAGCCTTCTGACCTATTTTCTTTTGCTTCAGCGATTCGTGTCGTTCTAAGCGAAGCGGAACGACCACGAGTTTCGGCGAGTGAAACGAGGCGAAACATAAACACTTGAACCACATCTGCTGTAAATAACGCAGACGTAGCTCAGGGTCTCCCCCCTGTAATTTTCTTCTGTTCGGTTGCTATTTTTCACAACCAAGGTAGAACGTTCGCCGAAGCACCGATAGAACCCTATAAATTTGGCCTTTAATCTGTAGACGCAGTAAAGCATTGCCTAAGTGCAACGAGTTGTTCCTGAGTTTCTTGGGTACATCCATACCACCACCAGGCTCGCCTTTTAGTTTACCCTCTGTGATCTTAGTATTGTCCGATCTTAACAGAGCTTCTCCGGAGATAGGGAGGCTGTTTTCTCCAACGGGTCTAGTTTGAGTCTTTGTTTGACTATTTTGATTTTAAAAAGTAGATCGACCGCTTTATCTCGCCAGTTCGAACAGTATTGATATAAACCTAATTGTAGTAGATCGACCCCTTTATCTCGGTGGTTCGAACGATAGTTTTATTTTAGTGATTTAGATAGAGATTCAACAACTTTACTATTGTTAGCAAAGAATTCGTCAAAATCAGTGATGTACCACTGACCTAACGTCTTGCTATTATACACTGTATAATTTACAAAAGTCAAGTGTTGATTAGGTTGAACGGCAACATATTTACCTCTTCGTGTGATCTTAAACATGAGTATATTAAAGTCATTTGAATCGGCGACAGTGATTAGTTGTTCTAACCACACATCTAGTTGTCTACAGCCCACATAGAAGTTGTGAAAGTCGAGTTCGCCGTAGTTTTTAGCTTCAGCGTTGAACTGATCCCAGTCATCAGGCGGCGTAATGTCGCCCTTACTACTGCGAATTTGACCCTCAGTAAGATTTGCTTTGCGAGTGATGTTTTTACCACCGATGTATGCGCCACTACCCGTAATATTACGAATAAATGTTGCTCCGTATAGCTCAGTTAGGAATTTTGCGCAATCACGCTCCCAACTACTGCCTTTAATCTTACTTTTACTTGCCATGTGCTCTACTTATTAGTGTCCGTGTGTGTGCTAAAAAATTTATTCTGCGTCAGTTGACATTTCATAGGTCGTAAAACCGTTTTCTTTCACGACTTTCATGATTTTATCGATTCTACTGACCAATTCGTCTTTGTGACTGACTAACCATACTGACTTGTTGCGTCTACGAACCAAATCTTTGAGTACCGCAACGCTGTTTTCAACGCCAACTGAGTCCATACCATTGTCAATCAACTCATCGATCATCATTAAGTTGATCGGAGAGTACAAATTCTCAAAAACGTCACGGAATGCGAAACTTAGACCTAAAATTAGTCGATTTCGCTCACCTCGTGACAAGTTATCAAAGTCTAAGTCACGACCTAACTCAGTAATTTCAACTGATAGGTCATTTTGAAACACAACATTGTGCGGCAGACCCATTTTTGTAAGATAGTGACTCAAACGAGTGTTCAAATATGTCAAATTTTGCTCAATAATGCGTTTTCTGACAAAACTCTTCTTGTTTGTAAGCAGGTCGAGTAGATAATCCTGATGTGCAAACTGTTTGTTGAGTCTATCGATCTCATCATAGCTAACTTGCTGAATGGCTTGATGCTCCATCTCTGCGATTTGCTCACTATACGGGTCAGTCTCTTCATTTTTCATCACTAACTGCTGTTCAGTCGTAGAAATCATGTTTTTATGAGAAATTGCTTCTTCAACAGTGCGGTAATGTGTCACAGGTTCATCGCCTAACTCAGGCAATACAAATTCCGCTAGTTGTTCAGCATACGGATCACTCTCGCCACGCTTAGCAACAATCTGCGCTTCAATATTTGCTACTTCACTGCTCAAACGAACAGCTTCTGCTTCGGTTTTGAAGTGCGTGACGGGTTTATCGCCCAGGGGTTCAAGAGCCTTAAGCGCATCTTGATGTTCAAGTAGCTGAGTGTTAGTAGCTAGTGCTTGTAGTGCGGCTTCTTGTAGTGCCTTTTCTTTAGTAGCTAATACTGTCGCATGATTATCGTCGTGAAAGTCTTGACCGCAAGCATAGCACTTATGATCTTTCAACTCTTCGACTTCTTTTTTCAATTTGTCGATGAGTTTTTGCTCTTTTTTCTCAGCCGCCAAGCAACTATCGATGTAGGTTTGTAGCTGGCGCATATTTGCGGCCTTGACTGTCCACGCTGACAAGTCTCTGTGTGCTTGTAGCTCAGCTTCAACATCAATAGACTTCAACTCTGCTAGTTTTGCTTCCAAACCATTCAATTCTGTAGAAATTTTATTTTTCCACGCAGTTTGACGAGTAAGAATGGATTGGAATGATTCGTGCTTTCGCTTCAATTCAGCATAAGCACTCAAGGCACTGTGTGCTTGAATCTCTGCTTCAATGTCCATAGCAGTTAGACGCTCGTATGTTGGGACAAGACTAGCAACATCGCTATCGTGCTTCTTTTGCCACAGCACTTGACGGCGTTTTAGACTCTCAACCTGCTCTGTGATACGACTGTTTGCTTGCTCAACGGAGCGGATTCTGACCTCCTCTAGGGCAATCGCATCTTTGACTGCTTTGTTGAGTTCTTTGACTTTATCTGCTTTCTCAGACAGCAGGGTGATACCAAGCAACTGCTCAATAACAACTCGTTGCTCACCTACTTTGAGTGATAAGAAGGGCGTAGTGTATGAATTCAAACCAATGATATGCTGAAACATAGTGTTAGACATACACAAGACTCGTTCGATAGCATCTTGTGTCTCACGACTATCACCCTGCGCATCATCATCGGTGCTTTGTTCTTTATTGTTGATATAGAACTTCAAGACATTGGGCTTACGACCACGAACAATCTTGTAATCGACGCCACGAACCGCAAATTCGATAGTAGCGGTCATGTTTTTCTCATTCGTGCGATTGACTAAGTTATCTTTTTTGATGTTGTTGATAGCAGTGCCGAAAAGAGCGTAAGACAAGCCCTGTAGCATTGAAGTCTTGCCCGTGCCGTTGCGACTACCAGCGTCATTGCCGCCCAAGTCTAAGTTCTCGCCTAAAATAAGCGTTAGATCCTTGTTGTCAAAGTTGATTGTCTGTTCTACATTGCCGATAGATAAGAAGTTTTTGAGTTTTAGGGTCTTTAGGGTAATCATAGTGCGCGGTAAATGTCTAACAATAGCTTTTTATCAAATGAACCTTCTTGTAGCTCTTCAATTTGTTTCTGAATAATGGTATCAACCGATTCAAACGCAAGATTAGTATAGTCAGTTGAATCAGTTTCAATATCGGTTCGCATAGGAATCAAACTCATTTCACGCAATCCGTATTGTGGTACGAGAGTTTCACGCAAAAAAGTTGATTCTTCAAATGAGATATCAATATCAAGGTTAACTTTAACATAACTGTTCTTCAAAAGCAAGTTTTCTGGTTCTTCTAGCACCGAACTTAGTGTATAGATGCGAAATTTAGGAGCGTCTGCCCATTTGTAGAACACGGGTTCATTGCCCCACTCTAGCACCATCATGCCGCGTTCATCATCACCGACGTCCGAAAAGTTATGAGGGAAAGCATTGCCAATATATGTGACATTGCCCTTTTGCTGACGCTTGTGAAAGTGCCCACTAAACACACTTTCAAAGTTTTTGAGGTGATTAGTTTGTAATTCTTGATGATCGGGCATTTCTACCATTGCGTTCATATAAAAATGCGGTAGCTCAAAATGACCGAACAAGTATTTGCCAGATTTATTCTGTAAGTTTTTCCAATCTTCGCCGCAGAGCCAGGGAGCAATAACAACATCACCCGCTTCGAACCAGTCGTCAATAATTTTTACATTTGGTAGATGTTTTGCCCACTCGACACTATGAACATCACGCTTGTCACGATAATATAGGTCGTGATTGCCCGCCACGAAATATACAGCATCAAAAGCATCATTCAGCATCTCTAACCCCTTCAGTGAATAATGAAGAGTTTGGATGTTGATATTTGCACGATTGTGGTGCCAATCGCCAAGAAAGAAACAAGTTTCACAACCTTCTGCTTTTGCGTTTTGGATAAACCATTGTATAAATTTCAGACAGTCTTCATTATGAACAATGCTGTTGCTTTTTAGGCCTACATGAAGATCCGTAAAAACGGCAGCCTTTTTGAATAAATTTTTTGTGTTAGTCATTTTTTATCTTATATCCTTTATAATACTCAACTCGCTTCATATTGTCAACTAAAGTGGCATACAATATATTTGTTTTTCTTCGGAACTCACTCTTACTGACAAAGGTTTCAACAGTGCCATCTTCTTTTTCTACTGTAACTGCTTTTGACATCTTAGCTGCACCGATGAGACCATTTCTTTTATTCTGTTCTATCATTTTATCTTTGTTTTCTGCCTGCCACTTTGCTATAGCAATCGATTTTGATAATGCCATCTCTGGATTATGTTTATAGAACTCTTTTAGAGTTTCAGTTCTTGCTGATATAATCTCATCTGTGTGAAGATGAGATGTCTTTTCTCTTCTTTCTTCTAAAGTCATGCCATCCCATTTCTTTTTATTATATTCAGTGAATGATTCTCCAAGTGCCATTTTGATTGACTTGATTTCCTCATCTGTCATAGAAGATAGATCATGTTTGCCTAAGCCATCGCCACCAGGCGTAGAGTTTAGACCATTGTGATACGAATCGTATTGCTTGATGTATTTTATTTCTGCTAATGCTAATTGACCAATTGAATCGAAACCACTGTCGATGACTTCGTACACACACTCATTGATGCCATATTTTGCTATTGCTAAATGAATTTTTCTTTTGGAGGTTTCGGAATCTTTACAGTGAGATTTCCAGCGAGATTTTTTGTATTCTGGTTTAGTATCTAATCCAATGTATATTTGATTTAATGGTTTGACTGTTATTTTATAAATGAACATTTTAGTCCTAAGTGAATACTAGTGTTTATCTACTTTGCTTTCAAATACATAGTATAGCAAAAAGCAGTCAACAATGTCAACTGCTTTTGGAGTAAGAACAACCAAACCGTTATTCTTGTGCTTTGTATTCGTTTGCGAACTGACGAGTGAAAGATGGAGCGAGGCCGTTGTATTCCATAATGTCGTCACGAATACTTTGATTCTTCTTCTCAGTGTTGAGAACACGACAAAAAGAGTTGTTTAGCACTGCGGTAAAGTAAGCGAATGGGTTATTTGACTTTGCCTCGTTGAAACGCAAGCCAACATAAGTCAACTGTAGAATAGCACTGCCGCGCATTTCGTCGTTGTAAGAGTAGCCACGCCAGTTCCACTTTGTGCCATACTTCTCGCACAGTTTCAAATACATGCGGGCTAGTTTATTCGTAATCTGACCTTTGTCACGAGCAAACTCGCCGGTCTTCATATCGCCTTCCCAGTGTGATTTGCCGACGCAAACTAGACTGCCAACACGATTGAACTTGAAATGTTGAAACGGCGGGAAGTTGACACGAACATGAACTAAGTCGTCAACATTCTTGACAGGAGCAACTGCTTCTAGTTCCTCAAAAATGTCTTCCTCCTCGTCAAAATCAAAGATGTCTTTTGCTGACTTCTTCTTGGCAATCTTTTTTGGAGCCTTAGGAGCCATAGGAATATGATCCCAGGTCATGACTCTAAAGATTAGATCGGTAGTATCAATAGATTCAGGATCAGTAGTGCCCTTAGGCAAATTCTGCTCAATATCGTTGCGTAAGGCACGAGTTTCCTTAGCTTTTTTGATGACTTCTTCGCTGGAGGCATACTCTAAACTAGCTTCTAGATTACTGTTAGCTTCGTAATCCACGATAAAATCATACTGATGATACTCTGGTTTTGAGTAGGAGCAATATGTATTTTTGCTTAGGTGTATCTC